CTTCGGTCACGGCCTCCTCGCTAATCGTCGGCCCTAGGCAGGCGTGCAGCAGCTCGTGAACGATGGTCTCGAGGCGAGTGCCGCCACGCAGGGTTTCGTCAATGAGGATGCGTGGACGCTTGGCGTTGTCGAAATACGTCCAGCCTGCCGCGTCACCGGTGAGCCTGGTGAACCGCAGCAGCCACCGCTTGCCGTCAATCGTGACGACGTGGTCCTCGGGCATGGCAAATCCTTTCGCCCGAGAGTGTGGACAACCTGTCAACCGATTCCGATGCGGCGGCCGAGCTCGTTGAGTTTCGCAGCCCGCTCCTTGCACTTGCATGGGCGACCGAGCACATGGCTGACGCGCTCGGGCGTAATGCCTACGGCAGCAAGACCAGCAGAGACCATGTCGCCTAGCCCAGGGCCGTTATCGAGGTAAGCAATCAACGCCTCGCGCTCTGGCGTCGGCTGCAGTGAGCCCTTGTCGATATGCACCCAGATGCCGTCGATCTGCTCAGCGTTTGCAGCAGCGGCGTACTGGCAGAGTGTGCTAGCAAGGCCATCACAGCGACGCGACATTCGCCACTGGCTAAGTCGATGTGTCGGGGCGGTCAGCGTCAGGTCGTCCCATATCATCACCATCTGGCCGTTTAGGTGCTTGTGCCACCCGGAGGCGTACCGCTTGGACAGGCACACGTCGGCCACCAGGCGTACATCGTCGTCGATGCAAACTGTCAGCTCACCAGGCTTGGAAAAACAATGACGTGCCAATCGCTGTGCGCCGTATTGCCGGCATGTGATGTGCTTAACCTTTACATTCTTCCAAGGTTTTAGGGTACGTGATGAGTCTAGAACCGTGACTCGCATGTCATCTGTGGAATGACGACGCACGCTGGCCACCGCACCTCGAGCAAGATCATGCCTTGAGTGAGTGCAGACGATTAAGTGCGTCACGAAATCACCAATGTGCCGGCTGTCGCGTCTCCGCAGTTGTCCAGCGTATATGTCCCCACTGGAGTAATCTGATTGGATGGACATGCAGAAAAGGGATCGCCTGGCAGAACGTACTCCCACGAGCACGTTCCGTCATCAACTATCATCAGCAAGCCGTCGATAGTTCCGCCAGCACCACAAGGCTCAAAAGAAGTACAGGCAAGCGTCACCGACACTCCACCAGAGAAGTAGCTGCCGTTAACCAGTTGGCCGCTGTAGTTAACGGCGTTGCCGTTACAGTTGCCGTCGAAGGTAAAGTTGTATGTTCCGCCAACTGCCACGAAGCAAACGTCGCATGCCTCGCAGCAACAAGAAGCCTCGGTGCCGACTTTGCCATCACGCAGAACGACTTGCCCATCTTGTAGGGTTACAGTCGTCATGGGCACGTCGTGATATTAAACCACTTCAAGCAGCCGCCGCCATCGTGCCCAAGCATTTGCGTTGCCGTTTGTTGATAGTTTGGAACGTCTGAAAAATCCACGCCGGCAATCTCAATGCTGCATGTGCTAGTACATGCGTTCTCTACCTCGACTGGATGCCACTGAAACCCGTTATGGCCAAGTGCCACCCAGCGGTTGGTGCAGCTCGTCTGGTCAGAGAGCTTGAGAAAATGGTTGTAGGCGACGATTGTCGCGGCACTGACGACGCTGCCGATGTCGCCGTTGTAGATCTCAATGACTGCACTGCTGGAGGTCGGCCAACTTGAGGCGGCCAGCTTGCCGATGAGCAGCCGCACGCCGGGAGCAGCACCCTCGGCACCGAGCGAGCCAAGGCTTACCTTGTCCGGGAACCGCTCCACCAGGCGGACGACCTTGCCGATTCGCTTGGCGTCGCCCTCGCTGAATCCGTACGTCGCCACGGCTCACTCCGAGAGGACGATATACCGCAACTTGGTCGCGGCCCCGTAAGCCTTGGCACCGACGACCACGTCGGAGTCAAGCGGCAGAACGGCCGGCTGCCCGCGGCGAAGATGCACGAACTCGTGCAGGTTGGTGCCGACGTAGGCACCCAAGGCGACGTACGCAGTGCCGCTCGTCGCAGTCGACAGGTTGCGAAACGCCGCAAAGCCGGCGGTCGTGATCTCGCCTAGCGAGATTGTCTCGACCGCTGTACCGACCTCAATCACGCCAGCCGACGACAGCTGCGTCGACTGGTCAAAGCGACCCGACACGCTGAATGAATCCGAGTAGTTGCCGTTGGCAACACTGAGCGACACGCTGACGTTGATTTCGTTTGCCACGAGAAACTCCTAGATGCGACAGTCGGCGAACATGTTGCGCAAGTCGACGGCTCGGTACGGGTACAGATAACGATTTGTCAGTGGCACGGGCGACGAGCCGCCGCTCACGCTGGTGTCGATAGACGCTGCACGGCCTGCGCCGTCGAGAGGCACCGGCTTCGAAACCGGATTGCCGCGAGTGTCAAGGATTGCTACCCGCTTGTTGTCGATGAGCTCGTTAAATCCGACGTCGTAAAACTCAATCTTCCAGCTGTCCGAGTTGTAGAGAAACTCGACGCTGATGCTCCACGTGTTGTTCTTCTGGTCGTACTCGCCAGACCATCCGAGGCAGCGAACCGTGTAGAAAATGCCGCCGAGAAAGTCGACCGAGTTGCAGCGGTTCGTGTACTCGTTGAGCTTGGTAAAGTTTGGGTCTGCCACCTGTGTGTTGGTGTAGACCATCTTGACCATCGCAACGTCTTCTTCCAGGCCGTCGACAGGGTCGCCGGCCGAGTTGCGTGCAAAGTCCTGCAGCGACGCGACGCCGCCTTCGGCGTCACCTTCTGTCGTCCAGCCGAAGGCTGGCTTCGTCATCTGCTGCGTCTGAATGCTGATTCGTTGCCACGCCTGCGGATCCGTCGTTGTGGGCTTTTCCTGGTCAGGCGGGTCGTCCTTGGCCGCGTACGTGACCGTCATTCGCACGGCCCGCTCGTTGTCGTCGTACCACTCCAGCTCGCGCGTGTTGACGATAAGCTCGACGCCGTTGACCGTTGCCGTGTCGTCTAACCGCGGTATCGGCTGGTTGTAGTTGTTGGCGTATGTGTTCGTGTCCGCCAGGATGTCGGCAAACGACGGGTTCTTTGTGTCCGTGATGATGAGCAGCTCGAGCGTCGCGCTCATCTGAACGCTGTTCTTCTCGCCCATCCTTTCGGTGAGCCGCAGGCTGCGTAGTTGTCGGACGTCTGTGATGGCCATGCACTACACCGAGATTGCCGCAAGTGCCAAACCGCCACCAGCCAGGTTGCCGTTGAGCTCATCAAGTTGATCGACCATCTCGCCAGTGTTGTCGGCCGTCTCCTGGGCGGCGTCACCAGCTAGCCTGGGGTCCGCTCCACGCAGAATGGAGTTGCGGAACTCTTCGCCGGCAGACGTCCCGACGACGATGGCCTTGAGGGCCTCGCTCGACGCACGCATCGTCGCCGCAACAGACGCACCAGCGACCTCACCGAACGCCTGGCCGCCGGCAGCGCCAGCCTGTTGCATTCCAGAAGTCACCTTCTCAAACTCAGCGTCGAACGCCGCGAATGGGTCCGAGATGTTCCGCAGGCCGTTTGCAAAACTGTCTGCGGCCGTCTGCCCCCAGATGTCGCCTTCCTGCCCTGCCGCTGCGCTAGCCGCCGAGATAGCGTTCTCGGCCGACCGCAAGCTCGAGGCGAGCCCGACGTCAAAGCCCGGCAACTGCTCGGCGACGATTCGCATGCGTCGCACGATTTCCCCGAGCCCGCCAGAGATGAGCTCAAATGTTCTGATGAGCCCGGCACCGACGCCAGCGATGAAGGATGCCAGCACTTGAAATACACCGTACACCTGCGTGATGCGTCCAGCAATCTGCCGTATGACGGCGGCGAACACGTCAGCAACAGTCGTTGCGATGCTGAATCCTTGCGTGGTATCTGCGAAAAACCTCACGAACAGGTTGGCGATTGTGGTGACAGCAGGAGCAAGCTGTGCCAAGAACTGGTTGATAAAGCCCTGCATTGGCAGCGTTAGCCTGCCAATGGCATCTCCCATCGACTCGATCGCGGCTACTTGCTCGTTGCTCATCTTGACGCCGAGCTGCGTCAGTAGGCGGTCCATCTCGCGGATAGACTCACCGCCCTGCCGAATGAAGTTAAGCAACCCCTGGCCAGACCGGCCAAAGATGTCGATGGCTGCTGCAGCCTGCATCTGTGGCGGAAGCTCAGAGATTCGTTGCGAGATCAGAGCAAACTGGTCGGTCGTGCTGCGATTGGCCAGGTCAGCCATCGTCAGCCCAAGCTGGGCAAATGCCTTCTGAGCCGCAGGCGTCCCCTGAGCCAACTCACCCACCATGCGGGTCGTACGACGCAGGGCGACCGTCAGCTGGCCTTGATCGACGCCAGCCTCGGACGCCACCTGCTGCAGCACCTGCAGCTCGCCGGCGGCGATGCCGAGCTCCTGCGACATGTTGTGCAGTTGCTCTGCCGCCCGCGTGGCATTGGCCAGAGCCGCGATTGCAGCACCGACGCTGCCGATAATGCCGAGAGCTGGTAGCAGCGAACTGAACGCCGATCGCAGACCACCAATCGCCATCGAGGTGGCGGTCATGCCCTTCTTGAACCCGAGCAACTGCCGGCCGGCAGAGGCCAGCCCAGCCGTCAGTCCGCCCGTGCTGGCCGTGATCGAGACGTTGACGCGGCCGAAGTTCTTGGCCATCGGCTACCTCCTGGCTGACTGGAGGATGCGCCACATCTCGTCCTGCGTCTGGGAACGCTTGCCGACCGGCATGAAGTCGTGCGGCTCCATCGCCGGCTTACCCTTTGGACGATTCGCGTTGAAGTTCTGAGCCATGAGTACAGCGTCCCGCAGCCAGTCGTCGCCCCACGGCATCAGTTGGAAGGCGGCCATCCAGCCGTAGAGCTGATCGACGCTCATGGCCTCGGCCATGCCTTCAACGTCCCAAATGCCAAGTTTCAACGCCAGCCGGTAGAGAAACAGCATTACCGGCCGGCGTTCTAGTTTTTTGCGACGTCCTCCAGTGCGTTGGTGTTGATGTTGTTGAGCCGAAAGCCGGCGTCGATGATCCGTTGAACAGTGTCGGTGTCGAACTCATCACCGATGCGGTCGGCGTCCGCTTCTGTAAACAGCAGCTTGCCAGAGTCATTGACGGCAAGCAGCGTCACGACGCGGGCCCTGACGTTGTCCAGGTTGATTCGGCCAGCGACGCCGTCGGTGACGATGCACTCAAACCGGTCTCGCAGCTTGGCCGAGAACTTCTGCACGAAGACCTCGGCACCGTCTCCGAGCTCCGGCAAATCAACCTTAATCTTTGGCAGCGGCCGACGCCGCGCAAAGAACTCGTCCCTGGTAAGAGTCACGCCCGCGCCTCCGTGCTACTAGCCGACGTTCAGGTTGCCGCTCAGCTTCACCGTCAGCGAGCCGGTCATCATGTCGTCCTTCGGGGCGGTGGCCTCAAAGCTCGACGCGAAGCCGTACGCCGACCATTTGGCCGTCGTCGTCCCGCCGTTGGCGAAGATGATGGTGCAGACCTGGGCCGTGCCTACGTTGGTCAGCAGGGCCGTCGGGTTGAGCGACGGGTCGTGGTGAATCTCGAGCGTCAGCTCGCCTGGGTCGTAGTACTCGCTGGCAATGAACTCCTTGCCGCCGCTGGTGAGCAGATGCGAGGCGTCCACGACGTCGCGGCTGACGCCGCCAAGAGCGACGCTGTTGACCTTGTAGCAGGTGGCCGCACTGCCGACGATGGTGCCGAACGTGACGTACGTGCCCTGTCCGATGTCATTCGCCATGTTCTGAGCCTCCCTGCTCAGGGTTCACTGTAAGTAACTTCGACCGACAAATCCGTGCGATAAATCGGCAGCTGCTCGCCGCCTGGTGCCGGCTCAGTCTGGTCGTCGTCGCTGCGGACAACGGCCAAGCGGATGCTGGCATTCGACTTGTATTGTAGGACGGCCTTAACGGCCCGGGCGAGGTTTCTCACCTCGAGCAGGTTGTCCGAGATGCACGAAAACGTGTACGTGGCTCGCACGAGCTCGCCAGCCCCGAGCATGTGTGTGAAAGGGTCTTTCAGCTGCGTCTCGCGGCTAAACACGATGCACGGGAACGCCGTCCCCTGCGGGGCCTGTACCTGGTAGATCCGGCCGCCGACTTGGATGGCGACGTCGGCATCGGCCGTCAGCACCTGACGCAAAGCCTCGTCAATGTGTGTCACGGTGGCCATGAGCATCTACCTTTTTCTAGCGTCGCGGCGAGCCTGCTCGGCCTCGGCCTTCTTGAACGCCGCCCCGAGCTCACGCTGCAGGGCGTCGCGGATAGACGGCAGCGTCGCATCGGCCCATGACTGAAACCGCCCAGTGCCGGCGAAGCCCTGCACTTGGCGAAACAGGATGGCACCGCCATCCTCGCCGCCAATCAAGGCCACCTTGCCCATGAGGTACGGGTATCGCTTAGCCCGGTCCATCGGCACGCTGAGGGCTTGCACGTACTTTGGCGTCCGCACCTTGACGCCGTTTTCGATCCACCAGGCGTGGTAGCCAGACCGCACGCCGTTGGTGCCGCCCTTGTCGCCACGCCGAAACCCGAGCACTGCCGTCTGGGTGCGACCCTTTACCTTGGCCTCGGTCACCACGCCGACAGACCGCTTGAGGTTGCCTGTCGGGCCACGAGCCACCAGTGCCTTCACCGTTGACATATGCGGCTTGGTGACCTTGTTGACAGCCGCCCGCAGATACTTCCGCTGGATGCCAAGGTCTAGCCTAGAGAATCTCCGCAGAATGTCCTCAACGCCTTGAACCGTCATGCCTAGCTGCACCGCCATCAGTCCACGACCTCCGTAACCAGCAGTTCGTGCTCGTCTCGTCGGCCTCGCTCGACGACCGACGCAATCTCAAACGTGCGGCCCTCGCTCACGAGCCGCATCTTCGGCTTGAGCCCTGAGGTGTACCGCATGCGGACGCGGTGCGTGACCGTGCCCTCGTTCTGCATCGACGCGACCCGCTCGGCCCCAGACAGCGGCAGCAGTGCAATCCAGCGCGTGGCGAACGTTGAGTAGGTTAGAGTCGGCTCGCCGATGCTGTTGACGCTCTCGGCCGGCGTCTCAATCGTCGCCTTCTGATCCATGATGCCAGACTGCAGCATGGCTCATGTCCCGTAGAGCACGAGGGTGTAGCTGGCCGTGCCGGCAGTCGTGTTGACCGAAAAACCTGTCGGCGTAGCCGAGTCTGGAGGCACCACTGCGACACGGCCAGACGGCACGTTGTACTCAGTCAGACCGTTGTAGAACCTGACGCGACCACTCGCTGCCTTCATGCCTATAGCCACGATGGTCGAGAATCCAACGGTGCTGCCTGCTGAGTCACGGTAGCTCGTGTCGCCGCCAGACATGAGCGTGATGGCGGCCGTGCCGCAGGTTCCAGAAAACGCAGCCACCTTGCC